GAATACAACAAATTGCATGAAATAATGCAAGACAAAGGGTTTATAGTATTATTAAACAAAAACTAACATATGGGACTATTAGCAAGTGCAGCGCTAACAGGCGGAAGCATGATATTAGGCAATGTATTAAACAAACGTGCACAAGACAGAGCTTTCGAACAAAACAAACAGTTCTGGCAAGAACGCTTCGACAAAGAGGCACAGTACAATTCACCAGTAGAACAAAAAGCACGTATGCAAGCTGCTGGACTCAATCCAGCACTAATGTATAAAAGCGGAGCAGGCGGTGGCGGTAACGTAAGTAGCCCAAGCGCACAAGGAAAAATAGCAGAACGCTATGAATTAGGACAATTAGCACTACAAAGTGCACAAGTAGCAAAAATTAAAGAGGACACAGAAAAAGTCAAAGTAGAAAAAGATTTCATATCTTCAAAAACTGAAGGACAAGGAACTTCAAACAAAATAGCAGTACAAGATTTAACTATAAAACAAGTACAAGCAACAAACGCACCGGAAAAAGTAAAAAACGAATTAACAATGCAAACCAAGCAAATAATGCTTGAGGCAGAAAAAGTGTCAACGCAAAAAGAAATGACACAAGAAAAAAAGAATTTAAATTATAAATTCCAAACATTAGAAAAGGATATGATTGACGCAGGAGTAGATGTAACAAGCGGCCCTTTTCAAACATTAAAACAATGGTATCTAAATACCATATCAGGGAAAATGGACGATATACTCGGCAAATATTTTCCAACAGGAATGGAATCATTAAGAAATTACTAAAACAAAAACAATGGATTATTCAAAAGCAGCGGGAAACCGCCCAAGTTACAACACATTCGACTTAAGCCACGACAAGCGAATGACAATGCAAATGGGAAAAATTATACCAGTAATGGCAATGGATGTTTTACCAGGAGACAAATTCACAATAGAAACAAGTCACTTAACACGATTCTTACCATTAGTAGCCCCAGTAATGCACAATGTTAAGGTTAAAGTAAGATACTTCTTTAGCCCAAATAGACTAGTATGGCCAAACTGGGAAGACTTTATTACAGGTCCAGAATCAGTAACAGATACAACAGAACCAGTACACCCAACAATACCGGTAACAGCATTACCAAGTACATTACCCGATTATATGGGAGTAAGTACAAGCACAAATGCAGCAGGTATTACGCCAGCAGTAAACGCATTACCGTTTGCACACTATCAATTTATATGGAACGAGTATTTTCGTGACCAAAATTTACAACCAGAATTACAAGTTGGATTATCAGATGGTAACAACGGGTCAAATTCAGCATTATACACATTACGCGATGTAGCATGGCAACACGATAGATTTACGTCAGCACTACCATTTACACAAAAAGGTCCAGAGGTAACATTACCAGTATTAAACGCAACAGGCGGAGGCCCTAATGGATTAATAGATTTAACATTTATTGGTACAAACAGTGGTAACGCAAACCCTAGTACGTATACAAATGTAGCTACAGGTATAGTTGGTGATGTTCATCAAGCTGGTAATACCGTCGCGTTATTAGGTCCAAATAATGCTAGTGGAATTAATAGATCAGGTCAGGTAGATGTAACAGCACACACATTTGTAGACCCATCACAAATAAACGCAAGTGCAGCAACAATTAACCAACTACGCGAAGCATTCGCAATTCAAAAATGGTTAGAACTTAACGCAAGAACAGGTAACCGTTATACGGAACACATTCAAGCACACTTTGGAGTAAAACCACAAGATTCACGACTACAACGCCCCGAAGAATTCGGAGGCTCAGTATCAACAATTCAGTTCAGCGAAGTATTACAAACAAGCGAAACAACAACTACAGGACAAGATGCATCAGCATTAGGTACAATGGGCGGACACGCCATTACAGCGAGCGGTAGCCGCAAAGCATCATATTATGCACAAGAACATGGGTGGATTTTTGCAATGATGTATATAGTACCAGACACAACATATTTCCAAGGTATAGCACCAAAATTCAGCAAAGTAGACCGTTACGATTACTTCCAACCATTATTAGCACATATTGGAGAACAACCAGTATTAAACAAAGAAGTATACGCAGACGGAACGTCAGCAGACAACAATGTATTTGGTTATTTACCAATCTATGATGAATACCGTCATGAATTAAACACAGTAGCTGGTGAAATGAAAAACACATTAGATTACTGGCACTTGGGACGTAAGTTCAGCAATCGACCATCACTAAACAGCACATTTATTGCATGTGACCCAGCAAATCGTATATTTACACAGTTAGACAACGACGAGCAAGTAATAGCACATGTATATAACAGCGTAATTGCACAGAGAAAAGTACCTTACTATGGTACCCCAATGGGTATCTAAACCACTATATTCATAATCACTAAAACAAACAAAATGAGTAAAACAAGAAACGCAACAATCGCAAACCTAACATTTGTAATAGGTCAATTAGAAGAAATTAAAAGTAATATTAACGATACCATGCGGTATGTAAAACAAAATCCAGAACAATGGGATACGGAAAAAGACGAGGCGGAAGCTTCAACAAACGAGTCAAGCGAGGACGGAAACGTAACAGCGGTATAAACAATGCTCGATTATCACGTGGAGGCATAAGACTATCATAGTATGTGCCTTACACCAATGACCATAAGACGAAAGCAAAAAGGCCCAGATGGCTCAATAACGCGAGTAGTAAACTGCGGTCGTTGTGTACCATGCTTACGTAAAAAACAAATAGACTGGTGCTTTAGACTAGGAAAAGAGTTAAACGCGAGCGAATCAGCGTGCTTCTTGACCCTAACATATAACGATGAAAGTATACCTTTCACAGAAGGTGGTTATAGTTTGGTTCGGAAGGACTTTCAAGACTTTATGAAAAGGCTACGGAAGCACGCTAATAAAACAAAAATCAAGTATTACGCCTGCGGCGAGTACGGAGATAAAACAGAACGGCCCCACTATCACGCAATAGTATTTAACTTACCAAGACCGTTTGAAAAGTATGTACAAAAGGCATGGAAACATGGCCACATACACATAGGAACAGTTACAGAAGCAAGCATATTTTATACAACGAAATATGCATTAAAAGGCTTACGTAGGAAACGAAGTGACGAGGTAGACGAACACGGACGAGAGCCACAATTTCAATTAATGTCAAATGGCCTCGGTATAAATTATGTCAAACAAACGATAGTAGAATATCTTAAAACTAATGGCAGCAAATTACTTACAGTTCAGGGAGGAGCAAAAAAGAAACTACCACGTTACTACGTGGATAAAATGTTTACCGACCCCGAAGAAAAATCATTATGGACGGCTGCAGCAAATAGCGAAATATCTATTAATCACAACAGGCATGATATTGATATAACAGACAAACAACGGCGCGAACTAATAGAATTATATGAGTACAGAAACAAACGCGACCGATTAAACAGTGACAAATTATGACACCAAAAAACATTAAAACAATTTTCCTTATATTGAAGGAAATTATTCTAC